AAAACAATACGTGAAATATGTATTAGGCTAACTGGTTCTGCTGGAGGAGGTATAAAGGCATCTAAACACAAAAAAACAGATAAACGAAAGAATAACACTATGTCACGTCCGGTATTAGTTGGAGGAACAAATAATAAAACTAACTATGATTTGGACGATGCAATTAAGGATTTGGAAGAAAGATGTAATAGTATTTATTCTAGTATAATAACACAATTACGTGTTCCTGACTTCTTTTCTTATGTAATACCTGACGAGTCGTTAATTCCTGAAACAGATTTATTTTTTACAAGAGATACAAATTGTGATTATGATTATGGTTCTATATATGACGAAGTTACATATTACTTATATGCGAAACCGGATTATAGTGATGCAAATTTATTTGCAGTTATTACAAATATTTTAGAAAGCTATGTCGATAATCCAGTGCAACTTTATCAGGCTGCCGCTATCGTAGCAAATGAACGGGTTTTGAAAGCTTCTCGTTATGCCGATCAATATGAACGTACATCTATCGCAAATTCTAAAGAATCTAGTACAAGAGATGTTACTATTAAAGAACTTGAAGAAAACCCACCCCCCGATGCTTTGACGCGTGGTGCTGATACGTTTGCTTCGCTTGGTAGTAGACCAACACAACCAGTTACTGGTGATAGTTATCGTGGAATTGCTGAACGTGCTGCTGAGTATGATGAAATAGCTAGTAAAATGATGGATATTGCTTATGCTTATCGTCGCACGGCTGAAGATAATCATAATGCTTATACTGCAATTAGTTCTGTTGTAAGACGTTTAACTCCTGCTGGTCCTATTGCTGGTCCTATTGCTGGTCCTATTGATGATCTTAACGCAAGTGATAATGAAATGAGTAATACTGGAGAGGTCTCTTCTGATGGTTCTCCTTCTCGTACACCACCTTATACACCTAATAGTGAAGCTAGTGGTGAAGCTAGTGGTGCAGCTAGTGGCGCAGCTAGTGATATGGATCGTAGTCAAAATGAATGGAGTGATTCTGATGAAACAGGCAGTGAGATAGATGAAGATGGTTCTCCTGTTCCTCTTGGTGCTCTTCCTTTTGGTGCTATTCTTACTCCTCCTCGTCGTAAAAGAAAAGGTGCACCTGCAGGCATTAGCCCTGGTCCTTCCCAGCAAAATTCACAACAACCCTCACAAGGTTCGCAAGGAAGCATATTTGGATTATTTGGTGGAGGCCGTAAACATTACATGCGGATTACAAAAAAGAAATGTAAATATACAAAACGTTGCATAATCAGAAAGGATAATAAAAAAAGTAAAAAGGTCAGAAAAAATAAGAATAAGAAAACAAGGAGACGTCGTTAAACAAGAATCTTGTCTTTTACATCATTTTAAAGGATTTTTTGTGTATAAGTATATACAAAAAATATAAAATTTACTCTACAGTAACAACCTTTGCTAGGTTTTTTGGCATATCTGGGTTTATTCCTTTACTAACCGAAAGCTTATATGCTAACATCTGTAAAGGTATCACACTCAATAAACTATTATATGTTTTGTTTGTCGGTATTTTGATAACATTTTCCATATTTTTCATGTCTTTATCCGTTATCCAAATCACATTTGCATTTCTCGATTTAATTTCATTGTATGCGTTTTCATTCTTTACAAAATGTTCGTCGTCTGGTGCAATTAAAATAACTGGAAATCTGTCACATAATAATGCGAAAGGACCATGTTTTAAGCTAGATGTCGAATATCCTTCGCAATGAATGTATGAAATCTCCTTTATTTTAAGTGCTCCTTCATTTGCTATCGATTCACTCTGACCTTTGCCAAGCACGAAGCAGCTTGTTTGTTTGTTAAACAATGGTAATATTCTCTCTAGTTCGTCTTCAAGACTTGATAGAAGTAAAGAAATATTAGCACTGACTTGCTCAAGATCTCTCAAATATTGTAACCTCTTATAGAAACAAAGATTACGATGTTGAGAGAACCAAATAGCCATCAACGACAAAACAATACACTGAGACGTGAATGATTTTGTAGACGCGACAGCTATCTCCCTACCTGCATTCAAATAACAACCACAATCTACTTCTCTCGATATAAGTGAATCAACAACATTCACAACTCCAATAGTAAACAATGAATTTTGTTTTGCAATTGTAATGCAGCGATGAAGATCTTTTGTTTCACCAGACTGAGAGAGAAGAACTAGACCTGTCCTACCGATTTTTGGTACATCACTTATAGAAAAGTCCGCACCATCTATCACTTGTATACAATTAAAATCACACAGATCTTTAAAATAGTGCAAACCGAACATACAGGCATTATACGATGTTCCACAACCGAGAAGTATCAAATTATCAAGATTAATCAATTCATCCATGTGCAAATCAAAACCACCAATCTTTACAGAAGAAGCAGATAATATTCTTCCTTTATATCCAGTGGCACGTTTCACACTCTCTGTTTGTTCATATATTTCTTTCAGAGTCCAATGAGGATATGGGACCGATGTCTCTGAAAAATCTATATGTGTCTTTTTATTCAATTTATAAATGTGTCTTGTTTCAATGGTGATTATTGATTTATTTGTTTTTATTACACATATATCCATATTTTTTAGAACTATATAATCAGTTATTAAATTAGTAAATGCCGATTGTTCTGAAACAACCATTGCATAATTATCACTCTGTCCTACAAGCAACGGACTGCCATTTCTCGTGCAGTAAATCTCATCTAGTTTGTCTACACATATGATCGCAAGACCCCATGTACCATGCAACATACCAATAGTAAGATTTATACTTTCAACCACATCTTTAGTTTTATTGTAATTATACGCCAATAAATTAACAACAACTTCGGAATCAGTTTCGGAAGAAAATGTATATTTTTGTTCAATAAGCATATCTTTCAGATCCTTGTAATTTTCAATAATACCATTGTGTACCAATGCAAATTTAGAGTCGCTACTAACATGAGGATGCGAGTTAATGTCCGTTTTACCTCCATGAGTAGCCCACCTTGTATGACCAATCCCTATGTTTGAGTGTTTATGAAATTCTTTTGTTCTCTCTAATAATATTAAAGCATTTTCACTATTCGACGCATATTTATTTATTTTTAAACTATTATCATTTAATGTACAAATTCCAGCCGAATCATAACCTCGATTCTGTAATTGTTTTAATCCATACATAAGTAATTCATAAGTATTGAATAAATTTGTTATTGCACCGCTAATACCGCACATATAATATACGTTTTATTTATGTTTATCTTTGTGTTTATTTATATATTATATTAAAAATGGAGTATCCGATATATTGTATAACACAAGAATGTCGTATAGATCGTAGAGAAATAATAAAAGAACAATTGATTCATATAAAAAAAACCTGTATCTTTTCTGAAGCACATGATGAAACATACATTGAAGTTCAAGATGCATTTAATGATTATTCAATGAAACATATATTACAAACTAAAAAAAATTTAAGTATAAAAAACATATCGGCTATTGGAATTATATTTTCAACTATAAGTCTATTTAAATATTTGAATACACTTAAAGAAGATCGTGTTTTAATTTTAGAAGATGATGTATATTTTCATATTGATTATTTTAATAAATGGGAAAAAATAACTACAGATATTAGCAATTGTGATTTTGATGTATTGTATTTAGGTTATAATAACATGGATTTAGAAGTAAATAAAAAAATACAAACGTCATATGATGTGTTATTTAAAATTCCAAATGACACAGAACATGGTTTTTTTTATGGATGTTACGGATATTTATGTAATAAAAAATTCAGAGAGTTTGTAATAAATCTAGGTACTGAATGGTTTATTAATAATGATTATACTATTGACTATGGTTTAAATATAATAAAAAACTCTACTGCGTTTAAATTTTATGTTGTATCTGGTGAACCTCTAATAATACCCAATGTGTTCGACACTGATTCCATAAATTTTGATAGAAAAAACAAAAATAACTTTTATAAAGAACGTTCTATAGATATATCACAATATCACATATTAGACGAACCAGAACTAAATTTTGTTTTCATAGTTCCAGCATATAATTGTGAGGATTGGATAGCACGCAATTTAAATTCAATCAGTAGTCAAACGTATACAAAATGGCGTATAATTTATATTAACGATTTGTCATGTGATAAAACACACGAAAGATTTTTAACACTTACTGAAGAATACAAGGATAAGGTAACATATATAATAAATAATGTTAGATATGGACAAGCATATAATAGATATCAAGGGTATATGTCATGCCAAGATGATGAAATTTGCGTTTTATTGGATGGTGACGATTGGTTATATAATAAGTTCTGTTTAAAATATATTGCATATTTTATGCAAATTAATGATGTTGATATTACATATGGGTTACAATACAATTACGAAGAAGGAAAAATAAATAATTCAAAACATTTAACAAATGAGTTTAATAATTATACAATCGATAATAAATTATATAGATATTCTGAATGGTTATGTGGTCACTTAAGAGTTATGAAAGCAAAATATTTAAAGAATATACGTATAAGTGATTTCTTAGATGTTAGTTTTAATTTTTATAAATGCTCAACTGATATGGTTGAATCATATTGTTGTCTAGAACAATGTGAGAAACGTCACAAGAAACTCGACCAGGCTGTAGTTGTATATAACATGGACAACTCTATTAGATATGGTACATCATGGTTTAACGATGAAATACCAGAATACAGAGAACAAATACGACAAAAAATAAGAATAACACCTGTATACTCTGCTGATATAAAACAAAAAAAAGATTTGTTGATTGTCGATATTGAAAAAGAAAACTACAAACAGATTTTAAAATTTTATTATTCCAAACAATTATTTGAAACTGCTGATATATTGCTATTAAAAAAAAGCTTGATGCATTTATATAAAGATTTCATTGATAAGCATGATGATACACAGGTAATAGAAACAGAAACTAAAGTAAAAAAAAGAAATATTATTATACGAATATTGGGAAATGACCTTGAACAAATGCATGGTTACGACCAAACATATGAAAACCTCAAATTTACTCTTGAAAACGAATCTGAATTTATTAATACTGATAAATTATTTGTATTGAATAAGATTGTACCAGATAAAAAAAAAATGCTTATTGATTTACTAGTGAATAAACAAATAAAATATATAG